CATCCATCGTCGTAGTGGTGAACTCTATGTCTGTCCTTTTACCCATTTCGCTCCCCATGTATAGATTTGTTGTAAACCTTGACTCCGATGCTCTATTGCCACAGTCTCTACAATAAAACCAACCTTCTGGATTAGGTATTTCGCAGTGAATACAATCTTCCATTTAATTAAGCCTCAGCAACATAATTGAAATTTATAACAATTCTTAGACTTTTATCAGTACAAGATGTCCCCCCATGAAAATACCCGCATGGAAAACTTACCAGTCTATTTGCCTTGCTTTTCACGATTGTCCCATCTTTGAAGTAGGTATAACCATTATTGTCATTGACATAATATATCGATGTAGTCAATGGCTCATTATCTTCTGTAAAATCCTGATGTAGTCCATGCTTGACAATATTTTCCGTTCTCGGAATGCAATTTGCCTTTACTCTCAGTGTTTGGGAAGACCCCATATCATCCAACATAGGCCATATATTATTCATATACAAAGACTCAAGAAGTATGTTTTGCGTTGGGATAAATCTATGCACAAACTGAAAGGCACCATCATTCTCGTCATAACCTGCCCCGTTGACCCTATCTGAGTAGTACCAAGGGAAAGCCAATGTTTCACCCATGAACATCTCCTCAATACTTGAAAAATCCTCTTCAGTGCAAAAATCATCAATTATTTTTATTTCCTTGTATTTCAACATAAACTCATAAAAAGTTGCTTTTTGGGGCAAGCCCTTTATACGACCTGCCCCGCAGTAAGCAAAACTGCTAACCTTTATATATTTAGGTTTAGGTAAATGGAGTCGCTATAGTAGCACCAGAAGAACAAAAATTATATCCTTCTACATGCCACTTTGAACTCGTGATACATCTATAACGATAGTATGAACCAGCAAGTCCACCTGTGGTGGTCTTATTGGTCACAAGCTGGTGATCTGCCGCCGCAGGGTTTGACCAACCCATTGTTGCAACATTCTCATTCAACTTCGTCATTGTACCAACATCTGCTATATCCCAAGATAAAAGCATACCCGTTAATGTATCTGATGAAGAATCGGCATTGACAGTATAAGCATTACTTGTCAATGCAGTCTCAACATAGAACTCATATATCAATCCAGCAGTCGCAGGTGGAAGGGTTACTACCACCCCATCCGCTTTGTTGAAAGTGAATATAGTTCCAGATTGCTCAGGACTAACTGTATAAGTTGCAACCTCAAGGCTAACAACATTTACTTTATGTGTTGGGAAAGAACCTACGCTTCCACTATTTACGTTTGTGTATTTCGCTCTTGCCATTAGATAACTCCTTAGCTTACGCTTTCAAAGTTATACAGCATATGTGTCTCAGGAAGAGATATCTCAAGACCTGCCTCTGTGAGGATCATGTCTTTACGAAGATCTTCGTCAGCCTGCTGTACATTCGTTATGACGTGGGTATCACGATTCACACCGTTACCAATAAGTGGACGGTATGCAACTTGAGCCATGTCAACGATCATCATGTAAGCATTGGAGAACCCTCTAAAGAGAGGTTCACGAACAAGATTCAGATCGCCATGAATTGTTTGCACTTGCAACAATTTATGACCGTAAGAACCTTCAATGTACTCTTTATTGACATCGTAACGAATACTGTTATTAGCATCATAAGTTTCTTTAAGGATACCACCTGCTCCGAACTTGTTGAACAAGGTCATTACAGGAAGCCCAGCTAATGCAAGCTTGGCTGAAGAACCGCCACGTGCAGGGTCGTACAATACTTCAAGGTCTCCAAGGACTCTATCGTATGTGAACTCACCTTCTGCTACGGTTCGTTGGTATGCAGAACCCGGTGTGTATGAAAGTGCGGCATCAGCGTTACTTGGGGCTCCGTTAAGCACACAGTGCCCAACAATACCCTCAGTGTACTGAATACTATCTTGACGTGCTCTTTGTCCAAAAAGCATCGCTCTTTCAATATCCACCTTATGTTCTCTTAATTTCAGATTCCAGATCCGTGACCATTCATCTGCATATCCTCTGTATTTTGTCGCAATCGCAGTGTTTGACATTTCTGCTGATGTTTTAAAGATCTGGGTATACCCATAATCATCATCCAATGTTTTCGCCCAAGCATCAGGGGAACCAGTACCTTCACCAAAAGAAGTACCAATGACCTGACATTTGTCGTCATCACTAAGGACATTATAGCCTGTGCTAAAGTCTGAACTTGGCAAGGAAATAATACGCCCTGTGAATGTGTTGGATGTACCAGCATCTGTAACAGCACTGTCAATTCTAACTGTGGCGTAAGCTACACCAGCAGTAGAATCAAGCACCTGTACTGCAAACACCATACCTTTAACAAGCCAATTCACATCAGCCGCAGATCCACTTGAGCTATCGTCAACAGTAAATGAATATTGAGTTCCAGCAGTAACTGCTGACCCTCCATTCACATCTGCCGCTAGTTCAAATGATCTGGTCGTCCAATCTATCTTTGACCTGTTTTCCAAGAACCTGAAAACAGGATCTGTGGTAGGTGATTTCGACATCTTACTTAAATATACAAAGAATGGAGATTCGTCTGGACTCAATTCAGCGACTCTATCGCTAAAGTCGTATAATCGTCTTTGATCAGGGGTACTTTCACCCGAAACGCTTGTTGCGGCGTTTGTCATGTCAGTTGCCTTGACCATGCCTGTATTTACAGCCATTTTGACTCTCCTACTTCATTACTCTCTATCAACTACCTTCCGGTCTTCAAGTAGAGTTATTTAACTAAAATTGTCCCTTGTCCCCAGCACCTACAATACTGTCCCACATAGCATCATCATGTGACTTTGCCTTTGGATGTGGTTGGCCTTGTAGAACACCCGCCGAACGAGGAACCTGCCTTGCGGCGTTAACCGCTTCCATTGTATCATTGTTCGCAACAGACTGACCGCCCTGCATCTGCCAAAGCTTGACTAGATTGTTTAAACCTACTCGCTCCTTTGGTTGGGTAGTGAATTGTAAAAACTCCTGAATGTCATTATCCGACATCTTGTATGTTCCTCTTAGTTCACTTACCGTATTTTGCATTTGCATATCAGCTTGCATCTGTTGCTGTTGTTGGGATAATGCAGATCTCAATCTCTGATTCACCAAGGATTCTATCTTTTGATTGACATATTTCCCTGAATCGGAGTTCTCATCTGTAAAAGCATCCCAAGGATTGAAATCATCTTTTTCAACCGTTTGCCCATTTGACTGTTGAGTTTGTGGGTTAGCTATACCGTTCTCAAGTACCTGTACAAGGTCGGGTCTCTGCTCTAACAGTTCAAGGATCTGACCACCCTGTTGCAATCTAGCATTCTCGGCCTGTGACCGATCATACATGGATTGGAACTTTCGTGCCTCTGCTTCATGATCTATTAAAGTAGCCGACTCATCTACCATTTCTTGAGCAACACCCGACCCATCTTGGGCAGACTGCTCATTTACGATATCTTCCACGATGCTCTCGCTACCGGGAACAAAACCCTCATTAGCCATTGGCTGGTCGTCTAAGACGTTTACTTCCTGTTGTTCTAGTGTTGACATAGTTTCTCCTTAGATGTCTAGGCTTCGGGAGTTGAACTGACCTTGTTTTGAACCTCTTTTAGGTTACTGGACAATTTCTCCACCTCTAGCTTCACCTCGTTTTCTAGTTTTCCACGTTGCACCCTTTTATCTGCCTTTGATTCTGAACTGATCTCGGAGAGACGAGTTTTAAACTTCTCAACCTCGACCCGTTTTCTATCACTGACAGATTCTCTTTGGGCTGTCTGCAAGTCACCTTGCAAATTCTTTATTTGTTCTTCCATTGCCTGAATCTGTTGTTGCATTGCCTGCTTCTCTTCTGTCCTACGCATAATGCCCTCCTTATCAAACAACTCAGGATTTTTCTTTAATACTTCATATCGGTCTACAATACCCATCTGGAACGCCTCTAAATACACAGCAAGTTCTGCATATTTATTAGAAGGCATTGTAGAGCCCGGTTCAACTCTTATGTCATGTTTCTCCAATATGTGCTTTTCTTTCTTCAGATCCAGAACCGCACCAGACACATCTGTATAAAAATTTGCCATGACCTCTGTTATGTTATTGTTTGGCTGTGCCAATCTAAAAACTTTTTTGTAAGTATAATGCCCTTTAGACAGATTGTAGAGAACCTTCCCTAGCTTATTTATACTGAACTCTATATCTCTAAGTTTGGATTTGGGCCTTTCACTCCCCAAGGCTATCATTCTCTCTGTCGCCTTTGATGTCTCAGGAGCCTTATCTGCAAATCCATGCATCATCTCAGGTAAACCAAATATAAAATCTATGTAAAACTCTGACTGCTGTATCAATTTATAGAACTCCCCAGCCAAAGGTTGAGGTGCTGGATAATGGGGCTCTCCCTGAGAGGAATCAACCTCAATGACAGCATTTGGATTGGCCCAATCTTTTTCAAGCTGATCAATATCATCAACACTTCCCAGAGGAACTAATAATTTTAATCCGGCTGAAGCCTGTGCATGAGACAAAGCAAGAGACCATAGTTTGTTAAGCAACCTTTGCATGGGTCTGGCTCTGGAAACATCCGATTTGGGATAAGGTGTTCCTGTCCAGATATTGGGAAGGGGTATAATAGGATATTCATCAGTATTCAGGATCTGTTCATAAAGAACGACCCCACCCAACGATGCACATATCTTGACACGGGTCTGTAAGACCTCAATAGCCGTGAAGGCTCCTATGTCAAATGCCTCTGAGTTTTCCTGAAAGAACTGCGAATATTCTTCTTGAGATAAGATGTCCTCTTCCTGAGTCTGCATGTCAATGACCCTATAAAATGGAACTTTTATCTTATAGAACCTTTCAAGGACTTGATATTTCTTTACCTCGAAATAATCCTTGTCCTTCACCTCAGCCGGAGTAAAGACCGTCATTGAATTTTTATTTTGTGAGGAGGGATAATCCTCATCGTCATAACTAAAACTTGATAACTCCCTTATAAGCCCCGGCACGACCTCACCCGTCTCAGGGTCTGTAGTGTCTGCTAATTCAGGGTAGAGGTTGATGACCTGCTCACCAGTAAGGATGGTGGAAAGGATAAGACCATCCGAATCGCTGAACCAGCGATCCCTAGAGCTGGGAGATGCGTACACTCTAAAAGGATCTATATAGGTGAACTTGACATCACCTCTACCGAAATCTGATTCCGAGTCAACATAAGCATACAGATATCCCATACCAGTGGTGGCATAATCCTGTATCGCCTGTTTCATCTGCCAATCACCATCTGACTTCTCCCATACATAGTTCATAACACTACGCCAAAGAGTAGCAACCTGAACATCGGAGTCCTCTCTTGGTGTGATCGTAAATGCTGGGGGTCTTGACGTGAGAACTGCTTTAAATTTTTCTATGGCAGACGATATCCTATCCATTGGAATATCTGCCTGATTCCTTGAGGATAGTTCATCTGACTCGCTAGTGGTAAAATGATTCCCAAGATAAAAGTCTATATCCTTACGGGCCTCTATGTCCCAGTCAGACCTCGCATCTCTCCACTGCCTATAGAGTTCTTCGTTACGTAATGCTCTCGGATCTTGATCCATACTATCTGATAGCTCTCCAAGGATCATCGCCCATACCTTCCCTTACTG